GTCGGTTGAAAAAATGGACCTTGTAACACATCTTGAGTGTGCCAACAGCAGTGTCGGCGGAAAGACCACTGATGGGGGTGACCATGGCAACGAGGAAGTGAAACTGGAACTCTTGTCGAATGGTAGCACTCGAGCTGTCGCCCGGAACGAGGTTGATGTAATACTTCCCGGGTGCTGCTCGCCCGGCAGGATAACGCCACCGACACGAGTTGAGAACAGAAGTAGTGTTGCTGTACGGACTACTCGACATCTGTCGTATCAGATCGACACTGACATTGTCGAGATCGGCACTGTCGGCATCAAAGAGAATGTCGAAATTGCCCCCGGTAGTGTACGGAGAAGCAGACTCGTACAAGACCTCGATCTCCAGTGCACAGTATTTCTGGTAGAGGAGTGCGAACTGCTGGAGCTGGACCAGGGTGGAAGTGGACGGATTGAAGTTATAACCGAACAACACCCCACCAGGACTGTTGTTGAGTGTGGTGACGACAATGGTGGTGAGAAAGTCGCTACCGACTATCACTGCGTCACCATTACCGAAGATGCTTTCGGTGCGCTTGAACAAGCTACCCTTCTCTTGGGGAGGCGCGACACCGCGCGTGGCTTGTGACTTGCGCGGTGCTTTGATGACTGCAGTGTTGAGAGTGCTCTTCTGCTTATGGTTGGAGCCAGCTCCTCCGTAAGTACGACGGGGGATCGCGGCCTTGACCATGGCTTTCACCGCGTTCGAAATTTTGGCCTTGGCCTTAGGCTTGGGACGCATTACCGAACCAGGACGAACGGGCCCGTCACCCGGATGGTTGCCTGCACCAACCGAACCGACAGCGTCTTGGCCTGAATGGGTGCGATGAAACCCGGCGTCATCGCCAATGAGATTCATAGCAGCGTGCTGAACCGCACGCGCGACGCGCGGAGCGCGACGCGCGACAGATCGAACACCGGATTCGATGACGCCGACACCACGCTCGAACGCTTGCTCGAGTCCACGCCGAAACGTCCCCTCGTTGGCG